AGAGGCAAAGAAATAATGTATTAAGTGGCTTGATTGGAACACCAATGGATGCAAAAGAAATTCAAAGACAGAAAGAAGAAGATGAATTGCATAATAAACGTGTTAATAGTAAAAAGGCAAAGGAAAGAAAATTAACTATTTATGATCTTTAAATAAAGGCAAAGTGAGTTAAAATTAACAAAAAAAAACCTCTAATTCTTACATAGCAACAATATGGATGATTTTAATGTTAGTTCGTTACATGAATCAAAGAATGAATGGGGAGCTCGTTTGTTAACTATTTTGACGCCATTAGTTATTGAAGGATTTAAATCTATTTTCGACGAGTCAGTCAAACTATGCAAGGATAATAGAGAGATGGATAAGTATTTGATGACATTTCAAAATCTGATAACTAGAATTCCAAAATGGAATCCGACTATTATAGAACAAGAAAGGAAGCGAATTATTGAGCGAAGTGGTTGCGGATATTTAGAAGAATTAGTGACATGTGTGCATATAATTCAGTTAAAGTTGTTAACTGCAATGCGAGTTGGTCAGAAACAAAAGAAGATCGATATTAATATACCGAAATTAGATGATTTCATTCATAAAGCATATATTAATGTAGCACGAAAGATATATAAAAATGTATATCTATTTGAAATAAATGTGCCTCCTTTACAAATGCAAAAACACAACAGAGAAATGGAGACAATTGTTCAAGAATGTATTTTGAATGCTGTTAGAGAGAGTATTCCAATTGAACATATTTTGAAGGCATACATGGACGAAACGGTAGAAGACGATGTTATTGAGGAGATCAAGGAACAAGTGGTAGAAAAGAGTGAGGCAATAAATGCAAGAGGGGAGACGACTTTTGTTTCCGAATCTGAAGCAAGAGAAGCAAAGGAAGGTATAAAATTTAATGATGTAGATCAAGCAGTAAATGAAAAGGGAAAAGAAGAATTAATAAGTGCTCCAAAAACCTTGGAGAGGTTAGAGGAAATAAGTAATTTAAGAAATATACAACGAAAGATGGAAGAAGAAGCAGATGCGGATGATGATAATGAAACACTGAAGATTTCGGATGAATTAGTGGATTTAAATAGTTTAGATGTGCATGTAATTGGTCAAAAGTCAATAGATCTAGAACCCAATTTTTTATTAGATGATATTGAAGTTTTAGCATAAAATATATAATCATAAGTTTATCGCGTTAAATTTAAAAATGAATTGTAAAAATATATTGTAAATGGGTAATATATTTTTAGTAGCTGGAATTATATCTGTTATTTTTTTTGTTGCTAAATTTTTAGAAATGCAATATATCGAAAAGGAAAGCAAACCTTTAAAGGTGTTAATTAGAGATGCATTAGTTGTATATGTTAGTGTTGTATTTGGAAGCTTTATTTTAGAACAATTGAATCCAGTAATTAAAGAAACTTCTACAAATGTGAGTCCAGCCGCATTTACAGATAATCCTCCATTCTAGGTAGGGAACCAAGGTTCCCCTACGACCCCTCCTTAAATATTCATAATTTAAAAATTATGTTAAGTTAATTCATCGCAATCGTCATCATTATTCTCAAAGTCATCATCATCGTCATCTATATCCATACGAGGAACAACATAGTTAATAATGGTTAATCCTTTATACACATTATTATATACTTTTACAAGTATATCATCATCTAAGCCTAGACTTTTAGACCCTATATTTGATAATAATTCATAAAAAATAATTTTTCGGTCTTCCTCTTTTGTTCTATCCCAAATTTTATTTGGAAATTTATCTTTTAATAAATATATCACACAAGTAGCACAGTTTTGATAAGCCATATAAATAAATTACAAAATGTATTTATATTACTATTATTTAATTTATATTATTGTGTATAAAAGGAGGGGTCGTAGGGGAACCTTGGTTCCCTACTTATCTACCAGTCCAAACTTTAACAAATTTTTCACATGCCTTTTTATTTTGAAAATCCTGCAAATATTGATCATAATTATAATGAAATGATCTATAATGATTATGTATATTACCAAAAAGTGAGCCAATATTTTTTAGACCAGGAAATTCTTGAAAAAAAAGTAATCCTATTATTCTTTCTAATCCACATCTATCTTTTCTAGAGTGGATGCAATTGATTAAATTACTTAAATTATATTTACCTTCTATTTTTTTTAAAAAATTTAAATTAATGTAGGTCATTGCTCCAAAGCATAAGTCAAATTTATCATCTGTTGGCATTCCTAATATATTTATTCCAGAACCTTGTAATTTTTGTTTAATAAAAAAATTATTTTTTAAATAATTGCTAATTCTTAGTAAATTGTCTAAATATTCTTTATCATAAGTATGATGCCATAAAGGTATCACTGGAATTATAAATTTTTCAAAAGGTATTCTTTTGTGAATAAAAACACTATCATGTAAAATAATTGCATTATCAAACCATTGATTTCTTAAGAAGTATATATATGGCAATAGCTCACCGCGTTTGGGATATTCAGATTGAATAATTTCAATATTTATATAATCATGATCTGCTTTTACAAAAGTATAATTACTATTATCATCTATAACAATTATTTTTCTTAAAGGATAATGGGTTCTTATTAATTTTACACATTGATTCCAATATTTATTTGTTAATTCAGAATTAACATGTCTTGTAATAATAAATCCGTATGTCATATAATAAATGTGTATTATTTATTATATAATTTATCTATTAATATCAAAAATATGATGGCAGTTCATCTATATTCATGACAATTTCTCCTTTTGAAACACCATTTTTTAAAATAGCAAATTTGCTAAATTCTGGTCTCTCTAATTGTGCGGTTGGGCTATGATTATGAACACAACGAGCAATCATTTTATATAATTTGAAATCCGGATATCGTTCCGCCCCATTATTTTTATACAGCACATTAATGCCATTATCGTCAGTGCACCATTCGACAATTAATTTCACAATAGGTTCACAGCTATTTATATTTTTAATACTATCCATGTCATCTATAATGTAATCAAAAATAGAGCATGCTAAACGACATAAGTCAAAACTGAAATTGGGTTCTAATCGTGGTTTTTTATCATTGAAGTATGGCTCAGTGTTGTATTGAGTAACAGCGTCACCTCCAATTTGAAAGCTATCACTGCAAAATAATTTATTATCAAATTTATAAATAGCTCGTCCAAAATCAATGATTTTAAATATTTTTCCAAAGGTTGGAACCTTGTAATACTTCTTTTTATATAAATAATACAGGTATTTTTTGTTAGTTGGTATATACATAATATTGTTTGTATGCAGATCATTATGAGTGAATGAAAATAGTTTTTGATATGTAATCAGAGTCATTATTATTTGCATTAGTAAAGACATCCACTCATCATGAGACAAATCTGTATTAATAATTAATTCATCTAGGGTGCTTTCACAGTTTTCCATGCAAATAACTTGCACAGGAAATTTTTGAAGAGTCAAAAACAATTTTTCTTCTTCCAAGTCTGACTCATATGAACTTTCTGAATTAGACTCATAGCTTCCTGAAGCACTAGATTTAGAAGCTGACTTGGAACAATCTAAATCCTCTACTTCATCAAGATCTAATTCATTGTTTTTTAAATTATTTTCAGCATCATTATCATTATCATTATCATTATCATTATTATTATCATTATCATTTGTATGAGATGTTCTAGATGAACATGATGAGCCAGATTTAAGGCTAGCTGATTTTTTTTGATCGGTGATATCAATTGAATTGGTAATATCTACTAAATCAATATTAAGATGTTTAACATCATCAAGAGATATGGACTGAGGTTCTTTATTTGTTTCAAAAATATTTTCGAAAATAGAATCATCTATTGATTTCACAGATAAATTTGATTTTTGCGAAATATTCATAATATTTAATGGCTTCAAGCTAATTTCATTTAAATTATTTGTTATTAAATGTGAATAATCTTCTACCGTAAACAGTATATTTTTTTGCTTATTAAAAAACTCAGATTGAATTAAATAGTCAATATCATCAATTACATTAATTTTATAATTGTTTTTAATAGCTAAAAAAGAGCCATAATAGTCAAGTCCATGAACAAAATTATGTTTATGAAGAACTTGACTAGTTAGGAATGAAAAAAATCCATCAATGTAGGAAGAATTATTAGGATCTTCTAGTTTTGGATGCACCTTTCTAGCTTTATCAATAGATGGCAAATTAAATAAATTAGCATCTGTGTGATTATATTTACCAACTAAATACTTGAATGGATCTAACAAAGGCGCCATTTTAATAAAAACCTTTTGAGTCATTGCAAAATCTTCATCATCTGATATGTTTTTCAGTTTGCAGGTATAAATATGCTGATGCTCAAAAGAGACTTCCTTATCACCTTTATTTTTTAAATCTTTAATATCTGAAATGCTCCACATATGATTTAAATTAATAGAGTTGAAATTGGTTGAGTTTAATGAAAAAAAATTATCATAAATTGGTATATAATTTTGCACATTGGATAAAGCAATATTAGGGTTAGATTGAAATTTATTAAAGAGATTGATATTCTTCCTCTTTTGATAATTTACTGTAATTGCCATTAGCTAATAAAAATAAAATTATAAGTTATATTTAACTTATTATAAAGATTTATTGTTATTTCTATTTAAAATGCCTAAATAAAATGATTTAAGTATTTATAAGTTAAAGATCGCGTAAATTAAATTATTTTTTTTATATATTATAATAATAAATGAATTTAGAGCTAAAACGTTTTGATATGAAATCAATTAGTTTTAAACCCAATGAATCGAAAGGTCCTGTTGTTGTTTTAATCGGGAGACGTGACACTGGTAAATCATTTTTGGTAAGGGATTTACTATATTACCATCAAGATATTCCTATTGGCACTGTTATTTCTGGAACTGAAGAAGGAAATGGATTTTATGGAAAATTAGTCCCAAAATTGTTCATCCATAATGAATACAACACTGCAATTATCGAGAACATTTTGAAGCGACAGAGGCAGGTTTTGAAGCAGATCAAAAAAGAAATGGAACAGTTTAAAAGATCCACTATCGACCCTCGAACTTTTGTGATCTTAGATGACTGCTTATATGATAACACTTGGGCGCGCGACAAGATGATGCGCCTCCTCTTTATGAATGGTGAATTTATGAACGGTAGTCATAATTTGTGACGATATATCGTGTGCTTGCCATTAAGAGTTATTCCAAAAGAATAGCTAGTGTTCTTTTTATTTTAAAAAGAATGCAACACGTCCAAATTGCGGGGATATCTTGCTAGGATTATGCTACTAAACCATCTAGGAAACTAGGATGGTGGCTTGTGTTAACAACATAAGGTATAGTAAAAATGCATAATATAAAGACAATCCGCAGCCAGTCTTCTAAGTCCATTATGATAAGGATATGAAGGCGGTTCAACGACTAAATGCCCGTGGGCTGGAGCGAACTAATCACTCGCAATGAAAGCTTAAGATATAGTCTAGTCCCACTCGAGAGAGTGTCATGCCCATTTAAAAAGCATGAATTTAATGATTTCAAGAAGAAATACTTGAATGAAAATGGTATAATTGAGGCACTGGAAGGTCATGCTTATTATTACAATGCAATACCCTCTAGGAATTCCACCAACACTAAGAACAAATATAGATTATGTGTTTATTTTAAGAGAGCCATATATAGCAAACAGAAAGCGAATTTACGAGAATTATGCAGGCATGTTCCCTACATTAGAGTCATTTTGTCAGGTAATGGATCAATGCACAGAGAATTACGAATGCTTAGTGATCAATAACAATGCCAAATCAAATAAGTTGCAAGATCAGGTGTTCTGGTATAAGGCAGACGCACACAATGACTTCAGATTAGGGTCAAAAGAGTTCTGGGAACTATCTAAACAGATAAATGATGAAGACGAAGAGGAACAATATGATCCAAATAACGTGAAGAAACGTGGTGCGGGACCCAAAATTGCGGTAAAAAAAAGTAAATGGTAGAAACCGCTTACTTATCAGGTTAAGCGGAATTTCTTGCTTTCAAAATCTTGCTTTTTATATAAAAAAACAAGAATATAGTTTAAAAATAAAACTATATTTACAGATTATTTTTACTGTTTGAAATCAAATTAAACCCATTTAAATAATCCACATGGTTCACATTTATAAAATTTTTTACCTTTATTAGGTCCTTCTTTTTTAACAAGTAATATTTTAACAACTGAAGAACATTTTTCACAAGCGCCTTTGGCTTTTAAAAAACAAATACTACAAGTTTTTCTCCATTCCTTTTCAGATTCAGATATCAATACATCATCACCGCACTCGATACATTCGATGTAAACATGTTTTTGAGATTGTTTATTTTTTTTAAAACAATCAGTGCATCTAGTTTTGTAAGTTTCCGGTGTCATTATATAATCATTGCAATCAAGACAGTTTCTAATAGTAGGAATACACACATTACAAAATTTAGAATCTGCTTTTATAGGCGCTGTAAAATCAATATTACATTTTAAACAAATTACTGATTTTTTATTTAGAATGCATACAGAGCATAATTTATTATTTTCAAGTTTTCTTGTTTCTTGTTTACAACTTAAACAAGAAATTGTCTGTATTTCTTTTAAAATTTGTTTATTAAGTTTTTTTGACTTCCTTTTAATATTATTTGGAACGCATGAACAAATGCCATTAATGCTACTGCTATTAGAAGGGCTATATATAATTTTATCTTTTTGACAGATGATACATCTATTATTAATAGTATATTTAATTGCTTCTGTTTCAGATTCCGAACTAGAGCTTGATTTATTTTTTTCAGTCCTTTGTTGTTTTTTTATTGATCGTTGATTTTCTTTATATCCTTGAGGCCATCCATTTTTGATTTCATCTTTTCTATCTCTTGCTGCTCGCTGCATTAATTTATACTGTTCATCATTTTCACTAATAACTCGATGTCTTTTGTTACAAACACTACCTACATTAAAGCAAACTCCCGATAAGTTATTTTCAAATTCAAATACATTTTCTATTGGCTGACTACATATACAAGTGTGAGAATCATCATTTTCATCATCATGTCTGTAGGAAACACAAGTAAAATCAGAATTATCACTATTGTTACGATCATCATTTAATTCATTGAATGCTATTTTTAACTGTAAAAAGCTTTTTAGTTGTAAAATGTATTTTTTGGGATATGTTAATAATAATAAGAATATGAATTTATCTGGTTTTTCAGGAGTTTTTTCATAATATTTCGCCATAAATTTTGTTAGTTTAATCCAATAAATACAATAGTTTTCCGGATTAGAAAATTTTATAATAAAGCCTGGTTCATTCATACAAGATAAAATTAATTGTTTAAATGCTTCATTCCAAATAAGTGTGGTGATGGCAATCCATTTTCCATTATTTGTATATTCTTGAATTTGTTCCATTTGATAATAATTATATTAGTTTATGTTTAATATAATTATTTAATTCTTTTCAATTTTATAGAATATCTATTCGTCTTTCTCCTTTTCTTTCATTGAAAAAGGCCCGCTAACAAGCTCAGATCGCCCATAATCCGTCTTGCCTACTACAATATTCTCGCCGTCAAATAGCTCGGATCGGATATCCGCAACAGAAATAGTATCAGAACTTTCAGTTGTTAGTGCCTTCTCCTGACTAGTTGCACTGACACCAATCAAATTACCTTCTTGATCAATATCTTGCGTTAAAACGTTACCATGCTTCTCTGCATTCTTCTTGTTCTCATCAATTGCCTTCTGTTTGGTTTCCTTGACACGAGCCTCAAATGCATTCTTGGCAGCAGATTCGTTCTTCTGCTTCTCTTGAGCGAGCTGATTAAGCTCTTCCTCCATGTATTCGACACGTCCAGTCTTGTAAGCCTCAGGATCCCAGGGCAACCAAGTGCCAACAGGTCCAACAAATACGTCAAAACTAGGATCTACTTCTCGGATCAATTTAGCACGCAATTCGGCCTCTTCTTGTGATGCAAAATGACCACGTGCCTTGAAGCCACGCACAGATGTTTGGAAATTATGCTTGATGTTGAATTGCTTTTCTAGCTCATCCTCTTCCTTGTCCATAAAAGTCTTGTAGTCATCCTCAATAGAAGATGAAATAATATTATCACGTTCTTCCTTGACGAATCCCTCATAGTCCTTCATAACATCCTCAAATGACAACTTGTATTTGTAAGACATAAAATTAATAAATTGATGAAACTTTTCCATGGATTTAGAGAATTCCCACCTCTTTAGGAATTCCTCAAAAAAGAACATTTCCTTTTGCTTTAGAATTTTTTCGGGAGTGATAAAAGAAAAGCAACCAAATGTTTGGCCTGCAATTGGCTTGTCTACCTCCAATAAATCAACATATTTAGGATTAGGAGATCCATCCTTGGCTAACTTACGATCAAAAGCCAACTTTTTGGCGATATTAGATTTTGATTTTCCACTCATTATATATTAATTATTAAGTTCGTTTTAAGTATTAATTAATTAAATTATTATTTTTTTCTTTTTATTTTATATAAAGAATGGGAATGTTTAACACCAACGAACTTATTAAGAGAGTGATTAAATACATTGTCGAAGGTTTGATGATTGCTATTGCTGCATACGTAATTCCTAAGAAATCTATGAATATGGAAGAAATTGCATGCCTTGCTTTAACTGCTGCGGCTACTTTTGCTATTTTAGACACATACATTCCTAGCATGGGTGTTAGTTCTAGAACCGGAGCTGGATTCGGAATTGGAGCCAATTTAGTTGGATTCCCTGGTGGACTCTAAACGGTTGCGATAAATTCCCAATCTAATTCAACGCACATTTTTTTCCATGTTTCGTCTTGTTCAATCAATTTTTCGCGATCTTTTAGCAAAGGAATGGAATCTAAATACTGATCTTCCCCAAGAAGCTCGCAGAACTTAAAAAGGACATAATAATAGTTCAAAAAATTGACGCGATAATCAGGACAAGTTTTCGCATAAGGCGATTGTGTTTCCATAAAAAGGTTGCACAATGTTTCTTCCAATTCCGGGCTAAATACAGGCGGTTTAATGCCTAATTTATTTTTAATAAATGCGATGTGTTCATAATATTTATTAAATCCCAGCTTCTTTAAAATCTCTTTGGTCTTGTAATGTGTTAGTTGCTCCAAACAAATTCGCTCTTTTTTGATCTGCAAATGTATTTGATCGATAACATCATCGGGAATCTGGGTTGTCTCTTTGCCTTGAAATTGTGCAAGTATTTCTTTGAAATGGTTGATTTTCTTGTAAGCATAAAAGCAGACCTCTTTGGGCGGCTCTTTATATGAAGGTTTTTCATTTTCAATAAGATAGGGAATATTTACAGCACATGCATTGCAAATAAGCACACCTTCATCATCTAGAGGAATTAATTCGCCTTTAAAACAATGCTGACATACATCAGTAGATCTAACAAAAGAGTTCATATCAATAAAAGTCTCGTCAATATTACTTAAGTATTTTTGAACAATATTTTTGTTTCTATTTTCAGTAATATTAGCATTAGAATCTTGATTATCATTTTGAATTTTGAAAAAATTAAATAGCATCTGATTTTTAGAAGTGGAAGGTTTACTAGTGTTTGTGTTAGTTGTTGTAGAGTTTGTGTTATGTTCAATATTAGTAATATTTTTTTTGTTTTCAAAATATTCAAAAATGAATTTGGAATTATCTAAAAAATAATTATTTTTCTTGTCCTTAAGCTCTTTAATAAGTTCATTAATTTCTTTGATACGATCTTTCATGTCCATAATTTGTTCTATATTAGCAGTTTTATCAAGAGTT